AGAAGATTACCGCAATGCTGGAAGGAGGACAGAAATAATGACATTTGGGGAAGCCATCAATAAGGTAAAAGAAGGAGCTTGAGAAGATTCTCGAGGAGGTATTCATCGATGAAATTCATGGAACTAATTGACATACAGCCGAGCGTCAGAGTGTGTGATGTTATACAGCTCTTTTTACTGGGTAAGGATGATAAGATTTATCTCAATCTTGCGTCACCTAACAAGAATGGGTATTACGAAGATTACATTCTGAAAGACGAGCGTATCATTTCTGACGAGTGGCAACCTTATTACGAGCGTGAGGTCAAATGGATTGAGGAAGAATGTACAGGAGAATCCGGTCTCGGCTATCTCACATTGGTTATATAGGAGGTTTCGATATGAAAGATAATAAGCTATCGGAAATAAAGCCCTCGCATTTGTGGGCACAAGTGGCGTACAGATTGGCTGACTTGCTTCACAAGCAGATATGCTTGCGAATGACTGGGAGGTGCGATAATGACAGACATTAAGTGGCTCGAGGGCAATCGGATTCAGATTGCCCCGCCTAAAAAGACCAAAAAGGTCACAGGTACGAGATTCGCCACCATCCTCGGTCTTAACCCGTGGAGCACCCCGTTTGAAATGTGGTGTGCAATCACTAAGACCTACGAGAAGCCCTTCGAGGACACTATTTACACGGTCGTTGGTAAGACCATCGAACCGAAACAGGCTCGTTACATGGAGCAGTCCTACGGCATGGACATTGTTCGCCCTTCTGATGTGTGGGGTGAGGACTACTACAATAAGACATGGGGAGATTTCTTCCCGGAGAGCAAACACCTCGGCGGTATGTGGGACTATCTGATGAAGGGTGAGGACGGCAAGACCATCGAAGCTGTTCTCGAAATGAAGACCACCAAACGCGCGGAGGACTGGCAGAACGATGTTCCCGAGTATTACGCTTTACAGGCGGCGTTATACGCTTACCTGTACGGTGTGGACGATGTGATTATGGTTGCTTCCTTCCTTGACGAGAAGGACTACAAAGACCCGATGGCATATCAGCCGACCGCAAGCAACACTATCACAGTTGAATTCAAGGTCTCCGAACGCTACCCGGACTTCGCAGACAAGGTGGCCGCTGTTGAACAGTGGTGGGCTGATTATGTCGATACAGGTATCTCCCCGGAATACGACGAGAAGAAGGACGCTGAAATCCTTGCAGCACTTCGTACCAACACTCTTTCCCCGGAGACTGACATTGAAGCTCTGATTGCAGAAGCCGAAGGTCTCAAGAAGGAGCTGGACGAGATTTCCGCTTCTACCGCAGACAAGGAGAAGCGTCTCAAGACCATCAATGACATTATCAAGAAACACGCCATGGGACAGTTCCGTGATGGTGATAAGAAGGTCGAGGTTAAAGGGCCTAACTACACTTGGACGGTATCTCGTTCCGAGACCACCAGCATTGATAAGGACGCTCTGAAAGCTGACGGCCTACTGGACAAATACAGCAAGAAATCTGAATCTTACCGCATGACGGTTAAATGATGGAGGTACAAGATGAATATCGATAATGCGCTCGCTGCTATTTTAGCGGCAAATGTAAATCAAAACATTAAAAACACTCAAGATGATATGAGCCTTGATGAATGCTGCAAGGAGCTCTATATCTTGTATAAAAAATTATGTAACGCCGGTTTTAGCGAGGATCAATCATTGACATTATTGCTTGGTATTATCGGCTGTGTCGCAAACGATTAAAAATCAAAGGAGGATAAAAACATGGCACGTATTCCTATGACAAGTGGTTTCACTCTCATTCCAGAAGGGGAGTATGTATTCCGTATTTATGATGTGAGTTACGATGAGGACTTCGGTAAAATCGAAGTAAAACTTATCAACGCTCAAGGGATCACTCATACCGAACGCTTTTCGCTTAAGAATAAAAATGATGAGTGGAACGAGAAGGCGCTAAATGCGTTCTCGTATTTTGCCAAAACCGCACTCAATGACTACACCATGGAGGACATTGATCCAGGGCAGCTCATAGATCATTACATTCGAGCCGAGGTGGTACATACCAAAGTGCCAAGCAATAAAGACCCGAATAAAGAGGTTACTTTCGCCAACCTTGGCGATAAGTCCCCGGCAGATGGTTTTGATACCGAGCCTGTCGCTCGTGCGTTGACCATTGGTCGTGGCGGTAACACTGTGGCTCCGAAAGCAACCACTAAAACGCAAACCTCTTCTGCTCCTGCCAAAACTGGACTGGACATCGACGCACTGTTGGGTTAAGCAATCA